TTGTCTCTAGGTACCCACGGCCGAGCGGCCGTCAGTTCCCATTCATCTCTTCGATGAATGGTAGGACTGGTTCCGCAAAGGCAAAGTGCCGGTCTCTAGTAACTCTCTTCATTGTGTAACCGCGATCAACCATAAGGTTAGAAACCTCTTGTTGACAACGGTCGACTTCTTGCGAAGTACATAACCAATGAAGATAGAGACCAGTACTAACCTCCGCCGTACGTTTACCGCCCTTCAGGATACGACGTGATGTCATATCCTTAGGGTCACCAATAGATTGGAACCACCAATCAGGTGATGCTTTACGTTTAAGCAAGGCAAACGGGCGTGTACCGTAGCTGACGAGCCAATCGACTCTCTCAGTATCGTAACCCCCATGAAGAGGGCGCGGTATCTGAGCAGCTATCTCTTTCCAGACAGAATAGTAGTCTGAATCGAGAAAACCACCTACACAATCACCTCTTTCTAACCACTGTCGAAGACGGTTAGCTAGATGTAAAAGGTGTGGCAGTGTGGTCGGTATCTCCCTCACATAAAAGGGAGTGATATCTTTACCGCGGTAGTAATGTTTTCCGCACGATTCACGAATTCCTCCAGTCCAAAAGGATTTGGACTGATTGACCATGAATCCGCAGAAACCAAGAACTTGAATCAATGGTTTAACCATTGATACCGGGCAAATGATATCATCGCCATACACTGAAATCTTACCACTGATGCGCAAGTGTTTACGCAAAGTCTTGGCCAGAGCCCAGAAAATAAGGGACTCTAGCTCAAACGTAAACGCGTTTCCCATGCTCGAGAACATCTCGTTATCATGCCACCCTCCACGTACGAAAGTACGTTGAGAGCGTATGTTATCAAGATAGCAATACCAGTCCACAGGCAAAAGCCTGCGGACAAGCATACAAGTGACAGAGTCACTTGCCGAGCTGAGATCTATAGTGGCCAACTGACCATCTATAGAACCTTGATAAGCCAAACGCTGGTTAATCGTTTGGTCATTAAGGTCGATTCGAGCGCGTTCGCGCAATCGGGTACGGATAAATGATCCTACACCCTTTTGCAAGAACATATTAAGATCGGGCTCCTTCGCGGCGCACCGATCTATGGTGGAAGATTTTGGAACGGTGAAGAGCACGTTCCCCTCAACGATGGTCGGTTCGCTCCAGTTACGGAGCTCCTTCCAAATTAAGGAGTCACCAGATGTAGTAAATATCCGATGAGCAGTGCTCGTCACATGTCCTCCGCTTTGGAACTTGACCCCAATGCTGCCTATTCCGCGACGAGTAGATGTAGAAGCGCCATCACTGAAAGAGTACAAACTCTCAAGGTTAGGCACTTCGTCACCGATTATCGTTCGGATAAGGCTAGCAGCATCACTAAGCAGACGATCACTACAACACCCAAAAGAAAAATGAGTATTGTTGGTGAGTAATCTAACATTAGTGCGCTGGTTTCGCTCCTCAGTCTTAAGCCATTTATCAATGGCTGCTGACTGTCTGGACTCTGCAGTGGACACACGAGGATCTCGTAACTTTGAGATAATGTGGTCCAGCAAGTATCTAGATCGTACCGAGTTCTCATTCTTGAGGATCTCGGTTAACGTATCGAAAATACGCGTCCAGAAGGTAAGCGGTAGGGTCTTCTCGAGTATTCGGGAAGACTTCATCCTCTTTTGAGAGATGCCCATTGAGTATTCCTTTGTGGTTTTGTAAGCGCATTATTGCTCTTACTACAAATCTACTGAGGATCTACTAGAGATCTCAGTAGACACCCTGGAGCTTCACAATGGTATCGTTGACAAGCACTTTCGTCGCATCAAGCGACGATTGCAGCATACCGACGATATCTTTGCGCTCCTGCTCCGACGAACTTTCGTCGAAGATAAAGGTGAGGAATGCCGACCCAGTACGAACGACCACCGGGGAAGTAATCCCGTTAATCGTTTGATTCTGGACAATGGGCACCGCCAACCGCACTTCGCATTTATGTTTCTTTCCAGAAACTTTATGCGAAACGGAAAGCTTGTTCTCTCCAATCGGGACACCGCTGCTTTCAGAGCAAGTACCGACGCCTTGCGCATCAATGTTCGTTGGAACAAAGGTGTGCGAGACAGGGGTCGCTTGACGGTCAGTCAAGACAATGTTTTGAAGTTGAGGCATAGTTCACCGTAGTTGTGTAATCAGAGCATATGCTGTGATTAGATGGTTGACGGAAAATGGAGACTTGAAACGCAACCCAGTATCTGGGTATGAAGTGTAGGCCACACGCTGGAACTGCTTGATATCAAGCTTGCCGTTGTATGGAATCCCACACTTATAACGCGTTTCGTCACACCACTCGAGGGATTCGTTAACTTGAATACCATAAGTGGAGTAGCCTCCGACGAATTCGGTACCGACTGTATTTGTCAGATTTTCGAGCCAAGCGCCGATAGGTAAGAACCAATCGAGCACGAAGCTGTAAGGCATCAGATTCCACGCAATAGCTGCGGGATTGATGATGCCCATCTGATTCAAGGTCGCTAGCCAAGGGCTAACGATCTTGAAATAATACTTTGTCTCAGCGAACTGTTGAACAGTACCGCTGTGAAACCAGATCGAAAAGTTGACTGGTTGGGACTTGAAAGAGGAACAATCGCGTTGAGCTCGCTTGCGTGAGCTAACGGAAAATTGTCCTTTCTTTTTAAGACCCTCATGTATTATCTGACAGCCTGTATAGATGTCAGCCATCATCGGTTTCCACATATACTGATACTCGAGCCAGGCTCGAGAATAAGTTTTGCGGTTACCGACGACCCTCTGTAAATACTTCACGTCCAACTTACGTATGGCGCGTAGAAGTTTATAGAGGTCGATAGCTGTACGGATTACTCCGTTAATAGTGCTTTGAAGCTCGCCGATATTCTCGCCGGCTTCCATAGCTCTATCAGCTACCTTGGCCTTAGCCTCTGCGATACTGGCATTGTACATGTCAGCATCGAAAACTCGCGTGGTGCAAGTCCCGTTCTGGTTAACCCAGAAACTGGACTCAATTAAACCACCAAGCGAGCCCGGACCTCCGTAAAACACACCGTGAACGGTGCGTCCTTTACGTCTATGGAACGGGACACTTCCCGGACCACGGTCGCAACACACATCAAATGGTCTAGCAGAATACTTTACGAACGCATTAGAATACGTCGTAGGTTTTCTGAAACCGTTAATGATGGGTGACGGAGTACAACCTTGCCTAAATCTCATGTTATCATAGGAAGGAAAAGTGCCGATACCAGGAGTGGATGGGTCCCATCCACTGCAGGGTTTCTTCACATAACCTTCTTGAAAACTGTGATAGGTCAGCTTATTGTTGATCGGAGGGCAAGACATCTAAGATCCTCACTGTGAATGGTAAGGATCACCGACGGACGAAGTCGAATTAACGACTTTTCACCGTGGCGTTTACCGCCAAGAGAGCCCCTAGGGGC